GTGTCCCTCCGTCTTAGATCGGGACAAGCACTTATAAAATGATGACCATACAGGCATATTACCATACGCTGCAAGCCCGGCAATTCCGAGTTGCTGTAAATAAACGGCATATTCCTTGAGCGTCCAGTGTCTAAGGATGGTTACATCTTTGGAAATCGCTACCCGAGGGTCTCGAACCATTGCCCAACGCCGCCCGTCAAAGACAGGTTGGGTTTGGCAGAACACGATGTGTTCCAAACAATGCACTACTCCTTCAACATCGATAATAAATCCTAGACGCCCAAAGAACCCTGGAATGGCGGCACTAACTGACTCAACCGAACCCCGTTCAACAAGTAGAGTACAATCATCACCATTATTAAGGAGCCGCGCATGTATTCCAAGGCTACGAACCAAGGCGTACACAGCAGCACACATAATGAGACAATTCCCCATAGCGGTGTTCATATCACCACTAGCACGACACCCATTAACCTGATAGTTAAGGACACCATCAGGGCACCTCACTTTGCCGCGATTGAATAATTGCATGGATAACAACCATTCCAATTCAGAGTAATAGCAAGGTGGGAAAAAGGACAGATATATGGAATGCTCCCAAGATAGCATAGGTACACTAACATGCTGATCAAAACGAACAGCGTCAAGCATGATAGCAGCTGGTACATGGAATTCACTCCAAGCATCTGCGAATGCAGTGGCTTGTTGAATGCAATTGCGACCCTTCATGACGGTTGGGCCGCACCACAATTTGTCTATTATTTCGTAGACACGATGTTCTAGTTGCCGGATATAACGACCCACACAGACGTTATATTCGGGACTCCTGGGAGAGATGACACGAGGAACAAGACGTTTTGGTTTGACCTGAATCTTTTCATGCTTGATAAAGGTTTTAAGAACACCAAAATTCGGCCCATATGTCCTACCGAGTACGTGATCACGCGCTCTTTTGTACAAGGCTAACTTCCGGCCCCGATAATTCAACTCAGGGTAAGTGAGAAGAGGTTGCGGGACGGTGCGAGTTATATGTGCCTTGAATCGCCACGTGAATTCGCTTAAGACATCGGTAACAACTTCCATGCTAGGTGTGCGGGGGGGAGCAAACCCTCCGTCCACTGCATGATAGAACACCCTTTCCATAATTGCGGTATAGGCATTGTCAATACTGTCGCTAAAACAACAGTACCTCGTACTACCGCACAAACCACTGATAATGCCTATAAAACGTGGTTTGTCGGGGCACCGCCTAGTCCGGGAAAGATGTACATTGGGATGAGTGAGGTTGGAAACGACACACTGTACACTTCCCGGAACTAGGCGGATTAAAAAGGGTGAGGCTGGACCGCACGCACGTAAGTGCGTGGGGTCCAGGCACCCAGGGCCTGAAGCGCACGATCGCGCCATCCCTTTGGGGTGCTCACTTGCTCTGCCATAGCAAGTGACCTAAGTTCGAGACGTTCAGGTTCACTAGCAATAGTTAAGGCAGCCAATTCATACTGCGTGGGTAACATTGCTAATTCCGCAGCCATCGGAGCAAGTTTGGCTGCGTCAACGCGACGTAAATCTTTATAATTTCCTTTCGGATCAGTCAATATTCCCCAAACCGTCTTACCAACGAGGGCACGAGTAGCCTGATCGTTGGTGTCAGTATTGCGGTCAAGAGACAGTGACGCCCGCACTTCCAAGGCCACCTCTTCGACTATTGTCTTTGTGCGTTGTCCCAGAGTCGAACCATGTTGTTCTATGGCAGGATCTGAAGCAAGGTGAGTATCACGTACAGACGAGACGAAGCCAGAGGTGGTGAAAGCCCAGGCCCAGCGACTGGCAGTGTTTACCACATTACCAGCCAGACCAATGGAACTAGACCCAGTCTCGAAACTGAGCGCTAGAACATCACTTGGGGATCGTATTGCTCGGACTCTATTCACCATCGAATTCGCATCAGACATAATATCACTGTAAGTGGATGGGGTAGTCAGCACGGTCAAGGTATTTGAAGACATTGCTGCCACATCTCCGATAACTGTAGACGCACCATGCAATAACCGGCGAATCATATCTGATGTGAAATTCTTTAGAATTGTTAACCCGGTACGTACCCCGGACAAACTAACGCATTGAAGCG